AGCTGGAAAGCTTGTCCTACATTCCACAGTGACGGACAAGCTGGAAAGCTTGTCCTACATTCCACAGTGATGGACAAGCTGGAAAGCTTGTCCTACATTTACCCGGAGCCCTGCCACCGGGGAGGGCGGCGGCAGGGGCAGGTTGATAAAATGGAACTGTGTGAGGCTGCACAGGTGCGAAAGGTGCGAAAAGTAAACGAAATTCGATGTATTCGTTTCTATTCGAATTGTGGGTTAATAGAGAGACGTTGCGATGCAACGTCTGTACAATTATCCCTCGGTGAAGGTCAGGACAACCATCAGGTTGGCAACTGCCGCATTCGAGAAAGTGAGCGTGATTAGCTCACCCTTCAACAGGTGCGGGAATTGTCCGCCTGCGGTCACACCGGCGAAACCTGCAGGGGTGGCTACTTCTACAGGCGTACCTGACACGCCACAGTTGAGCGCCAACAGGTAGCAATCGTCGTCTGAGTTGTTACCGATCTTGAGGGTGATGACGGTGGCGGTCGAGTTGCAGGCGCTGACGTGGATCAGCTGGCAGTCGAAGGGAACTTTCTGCACATAGGTGTGGGCGGCTGCGACTGATGGGCCGTGGTTGATTACTTGCTGGTAAACACGTTGTGCCATGATATTTTTCTCCTGTTTAGCCATTAGCCGATAGCCTACAGCCTACAGCCAACAGCGATAATAGATCTTTTGGGTTGGCAGTAAAGAACACTGCTACACGTTGCATTTGTACAGCCCGCGGTAATCCACCGGGCCGGTGGCATACACAAAGCGGACCTTGATTGGCAGGGTATCGTTGCTGAACATAAGCCCAGCTGTGGGGGAGGCCACCGAGAAGATCTCCGGAGTGCGACCATAGCGGAAACCCAGACCGATCGAGGGGTACAACAGTGGATCCGCGACGCAGCAATAATCGTTGGTGTCTGTCCACAGGTCGACCACGATCACACGCGAGCGAGCGAAGGCCATACGCGCCTGCAGGTCCGGGCCGGCTGAGTGAACATTGACAGGCGCAGCCTGGGCGTTTACCAGGGCATAAGTATAGTCATAGTCTGTGGCGAGGATCTGGCAGGCGGTGATCTCCAAATCCGGTGGGACAAGCAGGTACTTAGGCACAACCAGCGCACCCAGGCGTTCACCTGAGTTAAACTCCGTCTGTTTGCGCATGGCGAGTCTGATGGCGGTAAACTGCGCCAGGCTGAGGGCGGTCGTTCCGAGGTTGTTATGGTTGGCGTGGAAAAGGGCGTAGCTATCCACCAGGGTGGGACCGACGCCAGACGATAGGGTAAAGATACTCGAAATCGACTTATTCAAGGTCAACCAGGCAGCCTGAGCAAGAGCCTGAGGGGCTCCTCTTAGTTTCCCGGTGTCGTCCTTGTCGATCGCTTCCATGGTGAGACCCAGGTAACCGCCTTTTTTGTAGAACGTGGCAGTCTCGTACTTGTCGTCCCAGACCAGCTCCGTATAGGCTGCGCCTTCTGCTACGGTTGGCAGCTCGCCCAGCCCGCCCAGCAGCGACCAACGTACAGCCTGCAACGATGCAAAGTCCACCTGAGTAACGATCGGTTCCCACCATTTGGGGTAGGTCTGGAACTCGTTGGTCACCACCTTGTTAAGTGCGTTGGCGACCATGCTGGACATAGTAGAACTGTTCACATTGCTGAACTGGATACGCTCCGGATGGAAAAGACCGGACATTTCGTAGTCACCTGATAGCAAGTGATAAAGCTCCCGGATTCCAGTAAGCGGCTGGATTCCGTCTGGAGGTCGGACGCCCGCAAGCATGGCGTCGAGTGCAAGCTGAATCCTGTCCAGGCTGGCGCTCATTCCGGATATTCGGGCGCGCGGGGGCTCGCCTCCGATCTTGATTACCTGGTCCTGGTTCAGTCTTGCCAGATAACCCTGTTCTGAGTCGATGGCTGCCTGGAGCTCATCTGGACTGCCATACCGTCCCAGGGCTAACCTGTCCTTGCTGGCCTGGGGGAGTCCGGAGGCCGACAGGATCTGGCTGGTCGAAGCCTGGGCGGTGGCATTCACCCATTCATCGATCATGGGGTCGTATGGTTTGGGTTCAGGGCGCAAGCCTTGCGCCCCTACGGTTGTTGCATTTGGTTCGGTCATTGGGTTCATGTCCTTTCTGAATTGCTGATATTGGGTTGAGAGTGGGGCATTGAAAGTGCTCAATGCCTGAATTATTCGTCCGTCTGCGGCCGGCTGGAAGACTAAATCCACAGACTCGACGTGATTAATACCGGTGATGGTGTCCCTCTCCTTGTTCCATTGGGGATAGAACACAATCGACAGGCCGATGTCTGGCGCGCTGGCTGGATCGTTGAGCAGCTCGCTGATTACTTTCTCCGCGATATCCCCCATAGGTGTCTCGTAGAGTCTGACATAACCTTCGATTGATTGATTTTGCGCGCTGTAGCCTGAGTCCGAAGTCGTTCCAACCAACCGGGAAAGGGAGGGATAGTCAAAGAAGCCTGCATGATCCAGGAATACAGCCTTGTTGTTGAACATTCCAGCTGCGCCAGCTTTACTCAAGGCCTGCGGGTCAACCATGATCCCTGTTGGCTTACCATTGGATCCCTTCACCTGGCCGGCGCGCACGAAGCGGGCGAAGTATTTCTTAGCCTTGCTACCAGTTCCATAGCATAGCGCTCCTGAATAGTCTAGTTTCAACGCTTCATCTGGATTATTCATGTGTCATGTCCTTTCGAAGTGCAAACCACAGAGAGCACAGAGATTCACTGAGTTCACAGAGTTTCTTTTTATTAATCATTTGTCCTTCAGCTCGACGAAGCCCACGCCGGGGATCTCTATTCCCAGCGGGGCGCGGATTAGCATTATGACCAGGATCACGGGCGGCAAGAGGTACAACAGTAGAAAGAGGATTAGATAGATCATTGGGAGCCTCCAAGGACCTGACAGCGGATTTCGGGAGCGGATTGAACGGATTGTGAGTCGATTATTTGCTTGATATCTTTGGCTAGGCATGCAGTAGATCTGTAATTCTTTAAACCAATGGGTCCATGTCCGTTTTTGTTTGCAATTGCTGCATAAAGATTTGAGGCGAAATCTAGATCAATCGAACAACTCCAACCTTTATATTTGAAAAATTCAACATGATCTGTCATTGTCCCCCTGCTCCTGGTGTCGGTGTCTGTGCCGGAGTCGGGGGCGGGGGCGGGTTCTTGTATATCTCATCCAGCATTTGAGCTATGACGTCTTCTGTTACCGGCTCTCCCATGAATTTAAAGATGGTCTGGATCATAAATTTGGCATAGGTGGGTGGGTATTGAGCGATGATGGGTGACAGGAAAGAAAAGGCAGAAGCAGTATTCATGCCGGCCAGGCTCAAGGACTCATTGTCGAACCTGCTGATCTCTGGCAGGCTGACCTTGAATAAATCCGCGTAGTTGTCCGAAGTCAATTTCCGTGACCTGCCGATTGCATAGGAACGATTGTAGGCGTGGTACAGGATATCTTCCACCATCCATACAAAATACAGCTGACGGCGTCGCAGGTGGCGTTCTGTGGGGCCTGACATGGCTTGTGCGGTGGCCAGGGAGATATCCCCTGCATCGCCTCGCCAGTGGGGGGGATAACCGGACCCGGCGTCGATCATGGCGCGGACGGCCTGCATGTCCCATCTGGCCTCGTAGGCGTTGAGCTTGGGGGCGTTGGCCTCCCACTGTTCCGAGTCGTCTTTGACCAGGATACTACCTGGCTCTGGGGCTGTCCGGTATTGCTCTTGTTTCTCTTTCACCCTCGAACCGGGCACAGTCACAATCCACAGGAAGGCGCGCATAGCCCAATTAAGTCGGACCCGGTCCTCCAACATGCGGGAGTATCTCAACAGCCAGGGCAGCTGAGTTACCAGGTCCGACTCTCCCAGCAAGGCTCCCATGGGTCTGTTGATTGAATAGTGCAGCATGATGGCGTCTTGCGCGTTGCTGAGTGGGTGATCGAGGTGTAACCATTGGCGTGCAGGTCCAGTGTCCTGGGTCTCGTGGTACACAAGCTCGGTTTCCCAGTCGTTTGGAGCGCATTCGATCTTCTCGATCCTGTCCTTGGTGACGAAGCGGATGTAGCTCATACCATCCAGGGGATTGCGAAACAACAGTACGAATAGATCGCCGGCGCGTGCCAGCTCCTCGCTCATGGTGTCCAGGCGCTGGGTCATGTTGTTCTTGGGGTGGTTCCAAAATGACTTGATAAACCTGTCCAGCAGCTTGTTGGGGCTGGATATGGCGAGGCGATCTCCGACGATAAAGTCTGTTGTTATGGCGATGGTGCGCCAGGCGATGGGGTTCTTGCGCCAGGCCTCCAATGCGTCGGCATAGATCTCCTGCACGCTGGCGGGGTCATAGTCGTGGGGGTGGTTGGTGAGGCTGCCCCAGCCGGGGGAGTCGTCGACTCTAACCGTGACGGGGGTCAACTTGTCTGGTACGGGGTTGAAGATTTGGCGGAAGCGTTTTAGCATAGCCTTTAGCCTTTAGCCTTTAGCCTTTAGACTGCCTGACAACGGATTTTGAGAACGGATTGAACGGATTAGTCATTGTATGATTCCTAATGGGGAAAGAGTGGCCTAAGTCACTGTTCTCTCTTTCCCCTATTGTTGTCAAAACATCACCAGCTGTAGCGGTTGTTCTTCAAGGTCTGGGATCTCTATCACTGCGAACATGGGTGCATCATCCTGGCCGGGGATTGGACCGACCCAGAGTATTCCGTTTTCGATCTTATGTTCAAATGGTGCAACATGGTAACGGTTCTCGAATGCAAGTCTGGCGGCCTCGAGGTTGTGGTCTTTGGTGAAGCACTGGTATTTGAGTCTCATTTCAGGCCTCGATTCTTCTTTTCCTCGTGGGTCAGACAGATCAACGCGACAATCAAGATTATTATTCCTTCGATCATTGTGTGTAATCCTCTCTAGTTACCTGACAACGGATTTAGGGAACGGATTGAACGGATTAGTCATTGAGGATTAGTCTTTTGGTCTGGTCTTGCAAAGTCGAAATAATAACTACCTTCGATATTTATTGGAGAGATTCGAATTAGGCCTCCACTTGTGTAATTACATGGTCCAGGGCCACTACCGAAAGCTTCACGACTATATTTGAGATAGCGACCAATGCAATTAAAACCAACAGCTTCAACTGGCGCGTGGACCTTTTTATAATCTTCAAAGCTTGCAATATGTCCACAGGCAGGGCAAATAAACTTCCAGTTCATATAATCTGGTCCAAATAATTGTTTTCCTTCGTCCAAAAATTCATCTTTGGTTTTTATTTCGGTAGTCATTGTGTGTAATCCTCTCTTGAGTCGTTGCGATGCAACGCCTCTACTAGTATTTCATCTCTGATAGTGGGTCATAAGCTTCGATCACTGCACTCTGGGCGGCGCCGAGTCCTTTCTCGTCAAACAGGGCCGCGACCAGGGCAGCGGATAGAAGCAGATCGTCATGGATCAGCTCGCCGGCTGAGTCACGCGAGCTCTCTGGTACGTTCCATCGGATGATCTTTCCCGGACCAGGAATTAGCTCCAGGGCGCACAGGCTGAGTTGTTTGTAGAACTGTTGCTGTAAGAATGTTTGGTCTGTGGTTGGGATATCTCCGAGGTTGCGTCTGGTTATTCCGGGATCACCGCCGGGATGACCCATCCCGGCTACAGTCAATTGGATGAAGTCTTTAAAGCGACCGGTCTCGATTGCGCTGAGTAGCCTCCAGCCCAGATCTGATTTGCTGGACTGGCTGAATTTAAAGGGGATCACCTGGTTAGGGTAGCTCTTTGACAGGAAACTGCTCAGTCCTTCTCCGACCCCGGTAGCATCTATGACCAGCCGGTGTGGCTTCCACAGGTCAATGAGTGCGTAGATCTGGCGGAACAGGCTCACCTGGCTGGCGCCCGACCAGCTGCGACGGTGGACGATATTGAAGGTTGGCAGGTTGTCCCCTGGCAGGATGCTGTTCTCGGTCGGCAGGATTAACTCGAAGATGGTCAGGGCGGTCTTGTCTCTTACGTCTGCGGCGGTCTGGCCTGGGCGCAAGCCTTGCGCCCCTACGGTGTTCTCATCCGAGCCGGCTACATCCAGGCAGAAGACATATAGACCACCAGGCGTTGGCACTATTTGATAGTGGTGATTACCTTTGAGCATGGCGATACGCTCGGGTGGGAACATGCCGCCAGTCTCGTCTATTTCCTCGCTGTAATATTGGGTTTTGATGAACGGGTTGTTTCTGCCGTGTTTAGCGACTTCTCCGTCAACGAACTTGCCATACCTGGGGACCTCCTGCCTGACCAGATCTGCGCTGATCTGGAATACGCGCTTGATACCGTCTTTCTTTTCTTCTGCCAGGGCGAGGCGCTTTTCCCGGGCAAGCAGGGTCTGGCTGGTCCAGGCCGTGCCCCAGAATACGCGGGTGGCGTCGGTGCTGGCTGCCATGGGCGCGATGTCTTTGTCCCATTTGTCCATCATTACGTCCTGGGCTTCGTCGCATTCCAGCAGGGTGTTGGCTGTCTGCCCCACGATATTCGACGATGGGAGCCCGGATAGAAAATAGATCCTGGCTTTACCGACCGAATAGATATAACCCTGCTCTCGCATCCAGAGTGGCTTAGTGGCTAAGTTGCGCTTGAGTATTCTCTCCAACCGGCGCATAGCATTCATGGCCTGTGGTTTCCAGGTGGGTGAGACTTTGACCAGCTCGGCGTCGATACTCGTAAACAGGGTCAAGATGTAGGTCTCGATCTGGGCTTGAAGCTCATTCTTGCCTGATTGGCGGGGGAAGATAACCACGAAGGTGAGCCCCTTGTGATGGACAACCGAGTCTGCGACTGCCTGGGCCACCTGCGTTTGGTACGATCGGAGTTTGATTCCTGACAGGTGCTCGGCGAATATTTGGATATCGCGGAGGGCGACTCGGAGCGCGGCGAGATTGTCCATGGCGTCATTGTTGGTTATTTACCGGGTGGCGATGTAGTTGTCCAGGCGCCCATCGAAGGGAGTGAAGTTGTAGGATTTGAGACCGTGTATGGCGGCAGTGTTGCGGCTGGCGGAGCTGGTGTTGATAGAGCCGGTGTGGTCGCCTGACACTGAGAAGGTGAAGTTATTTCCAGCGAGCACTACTTTTAAGCGCAGGTAGTCTCCAACCGAATGCCCTACATTTGCGTTCACCATGTTGGTGTCGGCGCCTGTGGTGACATTTTGAATGTAGATAAAACCGTTGCTGTAGGCGTAAGCATAGAAATAGTTATTGATGTCTACGAAACGGAAGGCGACGCCCATTGCTCCGTCCGTGTCGACGGTGTAGTCTATTTCCAGGGTCAGGTCTGCGCGTCCCAGGTTTTGGGTATAAACTGCGTTGGAAGTGCTCTTGACTTTGTTGGATAGGATGCGCAGGCTGCCCATTTCGTTCTTCCAGGCCCCACCCTTTTCCGGTGTGTGGTTTTCAAGTAGTGTATCGTCCGCACCTGTGAACGAATCGAAAGCCAGGATCCTGCCGCCCAGCACCACCGGCGTATAAATATGCTCTTTGGGTCTGATGATTTGGTAGCTCATACTGCTAACGCTGCCCAGCAAACACCCTCGCCATTAACCGCGCTGTCGATCCACAGGCTGGCGAGGTCGCCAACGAATGAGTAGACGATGGCGTCCCCGGCTTTGAGGCGCATGCCGTTTGATACAGTCACGTCGTTAGCCCCATCGTTACCGATTGCGACCACCCCGGTGTTGGTGTCCAGGGCTTTGACCATAAGCGGTCCATTGATCAATTGCGTGGCGCCGAGTACAACAGCGGCGCCGGCCGTAGTTACTGTTCTTTGTCCTGCGATTGCTGCCATGGTTTAACTCTCCTGACTGATAGATTGGGTCATGTCCCATTCTGCATTGACTTCCTGGATAGCCTGCTGGACCAGGGCGTTAAACTCTTTGAGTATCTGGCATTCTTCAAAGGCCGGGCATTTGTTGCAATTGTTTATGTCACGGCGCAGCTTACGCATGGTCTTGGTTAGATCGTGGGTGAGTCCCTGGATCTGGTGGGTGTCCTCTAGTACCGGGCAGGATGTTCTCGTGTTCATTCTAGGGTCATTTCTGCCCGTATCTCTGCCAGCGCGATTTCCAGGTCTGCCAGCAGATCGTCACCTGGACCAGCGGTAAGCTTGAGCTGCGCTTTGGCTCTGAGCATCGATAACATGCGGCTGGTAGTGGCTGCGGCGATCGCCAGGGTTTTGACTGCCTCGCCTGGATCCTGGTCCTGGGAGATCTTGAGCATGCGCCTGATGGCGATGCGGGCCAGGTTCAGGTTATCGTCGATAATTGCCACAGGATCGAGCGGCGCGGCTTCGATATCGCGCTTCTCTGCGGCGTTGAAAACAGGCTGGTAAAAAGAGCGGGCTTTGGTCATTGGTTATTGAGACGTTGCGTGCAAAAAGACTTGGCGTGGAAAAGACGTTGTGTGCAACGAGACGTTGTGTGCAACGAGACGTTGCGTGCAACGTCTCTACCTACGAGCGTTTGGAGATCTGGAATACAGCCTGGTTGACTGCGATGGCGGCCAGGAATGTTTGGACTGCTTTCCAGCCACCGGCCAGGTCGCAAGTGAGCGTGACGCCGATCAGGTCTCCGAAACCGGCGCAGGCGATTCCGAAGACTGCGCCGGTGATGATTAGCAGACCGGCTGCCATATAGAGGCGTTTCCTGGCTGCTTCCAGGCTTGTGTACCAATCAGAGAAGCCCGGGAAGTAAGAAGCCAGCAAAGAGAGGAGCGCGGCAAGGATTGAGGTTAGGATTTCGGGGGTCATGGTTTTGTCCTTTCTGAGTTATTCGGGTCGGTGGGTCGGTTTTCAGACAGTTCGCGCAGCAGGCTTTTGACCAGGCTGTTCATCCGGTGCAGCAGGCGCGCGATCTCTCCGGGGGAGCACAGCGGATCATCCAACAGCTCAACCAGCTGCTGGTCAAGCTGCCCAATAAAGTCGGCCAGCATGCCAGGGCGCAACGGAGCCTGGACCGGCTGCGTTCCCTGAGATAGCCAGGCGTCCTTACCCGGCAGGCCGGAGAATGTGAGGTCGGGGAGCATGCGGCGGGCGGTTTTTGGGTGAGTGGATTTGGCGGACACGCTGCTTGACGGCGACAGCAGCCTGGAATTATCGCCGTGTACCAGCCGGTTCAGGTTGAAGGGCTGGCCGCCGCGCGCTTGCAGGCCCGGGGCGGGTTTATTCCGGTACAGGCCGTGTTTCAAAGCATTGGAGTTGCCGGGCTGGGCGCCCCGGCGGCGGGTGGGTTTTGACATGCTTTTCTGCTCTCACCCCTATCTTACAAGAACATCTGTTCTAATGTCAAGCTGGATTCGGCAAAATACCCCCTAAATACCCCCACGGGGTATGGAACGAAAAACGAATACCCGGCCGGTGCAGCTAGCCGCCTCAGAAATACCCCCACGGTCTAGCCCATCTTTACCCCCGGGGGGGATTGAAGCGAGCCTCGAAATGGGGTACGCTGGTAGGCAGGCAGTCGCCCGGGCGACCTGGTCACCAGGCGCTCTGGCAACCAACCGAATCATAAATATCAGAAAGCGAGGCTACGATGAACGTTTGGATCCCCCAAAACCTGCTAATTGGCAGCCAGCTCCCGGCCTGCCTGGCGCGTACCTGGCTGCAGCTGCGCTGCCTGGCCGGCGAGAGCGGCCGCACCCCGCCGTGCAGCCCGCAGGGTCTGCGACGCTTGACCGGCAAGAGTGTAGCGACGCTTTACCGCCACCTGGGCCGCCTGAAAGCAGCCGGGCTGCTGGATTGGCGCTGCCTGCCGGAGGGGTTGCAGGTGAGCTTCGAGGCAGGCGCC